TATTATTTGTTCATCCGGATTGTATTTATCAAGGAAAGTGATCTTGCTGCGCATAATGTTTTTCCAGGTTTTACGCCCCCAATCGGAGTAGATAGCATATTTATCTGTAGTATCCGGGCAATCAGTGTCACCCATACGGATATCCTCAAATTTTACATAGTTTACTGATGCTATTTTAAAATTGGCATTGTAATTTACATGCATGCCAAAGCCGGTAAATAATGCTTTATCAGTAGCTACCGCTTTTAACAATTTTGCAAGGGTTAATCCTTTTGTATTTATGATCTGCTTTCCAAGAGCCGGCTCCTCAAAACCATTTCCTGAAATAAATTTCGCCCTTTTGTTCCAACAATCTTTAGCAGTAGGCGAAGCAGCCACCAGTTCGAGCATACGTTGGGGATAAGCATTGTCCAGATCATAGTTTAGTATTCCAAATGTTTGATTTGGCCTCACTAATATTCTTCGCTCAATTTGCGGTAGATAGGTCTTCATTTTGTTATAGCTTTTATTGTAAAGTTGAAAAGTGGGAATGTTGTAAGACAGTTATAGATGGATGTTTTCATTATTTCCATTATTTCCAGCCTGGTTATAAGAGTCTGCGAGCATTTTAACTTGCACATCTTTTGGTATTGCGTTTTCAAACCTTTCAACTTTAGAACCTCCCAACTTTTCAACAAACAATGCCGCTATATGCGGGTATCTTTCCAGGTACCATTCAGCTTCTTCATCACTTAGGTTATCATTTTCATGAATTGCATGTGATCTGGGAGCAAACTGATGCTTACCAGGTTTTAAGATGTGTTTCTTTGTCATAATTTTAATTTATAATGCATGAGCCCCCTCTAAATTTCCCCGCCAGCTGGCGGGGAAATTTTAACTTCGATGTGAGGGCATCTTTTTGGTTCGAAAGTTTTAGAGGGAGTATTGGGCTTTATGGTGCTAATAATGCTTCGATAGCAGCAATTGTACTGGCATATGTAGCGGTTCCGCTTGTTGGTGCAATTGATACTGCACGCGGAGGGTATGGTTCCCTTAATTTATCAGGACTAGTTAGTTTTAATTTGTAGCCTCCGTCAAGCGTTTCATCAGCCGCGCTACGTTCTGCGCTAGTCAGAATCAAACCGTTTACTGCACCGAACAATTCTATCGCCGAATCACTGGAGTTATAATTATTTACTGCAATAGCGCAAACACGACCGTAACCCATTGCCATCAGTTGTGTTTTAATATCTACTGATAAACCGGCTATGTTAAAGTCGATCTCTTCTGTATATCGAGGGCCAACGGAAGTCTTAGCTAGTTTTGATATTGTGTTAAAGCTATTGTTAGTACCTTGATACTTATAGATGTTAGCTGCGCCTACAGCTGTTAATCCGGTAACGATAAGCGGATTTGTAATGCTGTAAGTAAGCGTAAAATCATCGTGGTTAAAAATATAGACCACATCTTCTATGCCGGCTGTAACAGGGGGGCTGGTTGCCAAATTGAACCCTGCATTTATTTTATTGTAAATTGACATTTTTTAGTTGATTAAGTTAGATTGTGTTGATTAAGTTAAATAGTTGGATTGTGCTGATTGAGTTGGATTAAAGGTTTTTTAAACCACTCACTTAATCAACGCAATCAACCATTCACTAAGCTGATAGATAGAATATCTCGTTAGCAAATTTGTAGTTTACTGCGGCTTTCATACGGGCTTTCATGCGCACTACATTATCATTTGTGTAAGGCTTCATGTAAACAGTTGATAACTCGGAAGCATCACCCAATAAATCGACACCTAAAAATAAATTTGATGATCGTGCTCCTAAAACAGTGTTAGCCTGCCAGTGGTTCATGATCTGTAATGGTATACCCAGGTAATCCATCTTTTTCATATCAGTAAAGGCGTTAATAACGTTCAGTGCTTTATTAGCCTGCGCCTGTGCGAATGCATAACCTACATGTAAAGGAACCTGCAGGTTAAAATCATCCTGGATACGGTCTGCAGGGTCAAGCTGGGCATATACGCTGCCTAATACCTGCAATACGTTGCTTACATTTATGTAACTAATGGTTGCAGCTGTGGATGTACCTGAAAAAGTTGCAGCCAGGCGACTGTTTATTTCATTATAGTTTCTCACCAGTTTAAAGGTGGTCGCGCTTGCTATTTGAATAAAGTATGATTGTCCCTGTAGAGAAATGCCTGTGGTGCTATTGGTTGTATCCTTGCTGGTACCTGTTATATTAGTAAGAGTTACAACATCGCCGTCGGATAAAGTTGATGTATCAGATACGGTTACTATGCCGGCAGCATCAATTGCTGTTGCAGCCATTGAAGTAGCCGGTTTACCTAAATTAACTTTGTAAACACCTGATGCAGCAGCTATAGTTGGAAGCAAGCCAGGGAATGAAGCTGAAAAAGTAGCTTCTTTAGTTGAGCCTTTACCGAGCCAGTACAAACGTTCATTAGCAATCTGTATTTTGGTAAGATAACGTTGTACCATAAAATCTGACAGGTCAACCACTCCTTCGTAGTCCATAAAGGCTCCTGGTTTAAGGCTTTGCGCTTCCCATGATTGGATAAGCTTATCCCATTGTTCCTGTTTCATAAATTCGTACACTACAGGATCAAGGTAACTTTCATTTTGAAGAGCAGTTGTGCCCTGATCGTGAAATATGCCTGATGGGTCTTGTAATACAACGTTGTCGTCTACATCAAGTATCACCTTGCGCGATTTTACATCATTGATAACGGTTAATAGTCCGCGCTTTACGGAATCAGCTTCCAAAAGCGTGCTTGCCATAAACCCGGCCAGCGCTTCGCCGGCATAAGTGTTGTTTGTAAATGTGAATTGAGCCATGTTTTGTTTGGATGTTTTTTGTGTTTGTTAGTATCAAGTAGCGAGTATCATGTATCAAGTATTTTCGGTTGGGTTGCTTCCATAAGTTTATCTTGATACTAAATACTTGCTACTTATTTAAAGATTTTCGTACTGCATTTTGAGCAAGTGTGGTTTGCGGGGCAAAGAAGGGAATGGGTTCTGATTTTGCTTTGTTACTGCGTTTTGAGCTTTCGGGCATAAAGTCTGAGCGGATTTCGTTTTTTACTTCTTCGCGTGTTTTTTTAAGGCGGGTATTTGCGGCTTCAAGAGCCTCCTTTGCCTCATTTAACAATGCATTCTGAGCGTGAAGCTTTGCTTTTATTTGGCTTATCCTGTTTTGGACATTGAGAGGCTTTTTAGCACTTTTAAACTTGTCCGTAGTTGCAGTTTCATCATCATCGTCAGCATCCGGTTCGGCATCGAGGTCAGTTTCCAATGGCGCAATCTTTTGCACCTGTCCCTCTTTTACCGCAATTTTGCTGCCGTCAGAAGTAGTGTAAGTGTCTGCCGGTGCCGGGCTGCTCATGTCTTCATCCTGGTAAACTTCTGTGCCTTCATCCAGTTCACCGGCATGATGCAAAGTGCCTTTGTCAGTAATGGTTTGTTTGTTTACTACCTTCTTAAAGAAGTTCATAATCTTATCTAAAACCGATGTGGTTTTTTCGATAAGTTCTTTGTTTTCAATGTTCATGTTGCTGTTTTTGGTTAAGATTTTGTTTATGTACCGTTGATAAAATACCGGTGCTGTACTTATGTATTTTTTGATTATGCTACTGTTAGATATAGTTGTGCTGTAATCTTCTATCTGGTCAATAAAGCCCAGGTCAAGCGCCTGGTCGGCAGATAACCAGGTGACGGAGTCGATTAAACTATTAACTGTAACTCCGTCCAACCCGGTTTTGTCAATATATATCTGCGCCAGGCGCGATTGAACTATGTTTAACAGTTGAACATCTTTTAAAAGTTCATCAGCATTACCGCCGGAGCCTACCATGGGTTTATGGATCATTATCAGCGCATATTTGCTCATCACCACTGTTTTACCGCCCATTGCTACTATTGAAGCTGCTGAAGCTGCCAGGGCGTCGATATAGGTTGTTACGGTACCGGAATATTTTTTAAGCAGATCATAAATAGCAATAGCATCAAAGGCACTCCCGCCTACCGAACTGATATGAACATCCACATCCTGGCCTGCGGCCGCTTCCAGTTGTAATTGAACATAGGATGATGACAAACTGCCCGAGCCTATACAATCGGCATCGGTATCATAGAGATAAATTTTGTAATTCATTTGATTGTGTATGTGCTGTAAGTTGAAGGTTGTGTGTTGTAAGAAATGTTGTTGGTTACTGTGCAAAGATTCATGCTACTTGTAACTCAAAACTTACAACTGATTGGGTTTATTCAAATATCGGGACAATCTTTTGATCAGGTGGTGACAGTGATTTGTCACTAATGATTATTATGCTGATTGGCATAATTCAAAGGTCAGGATATTTATTTAGTTAGATGGTGACATTGTTCTGTCAGTTTCAGAAAAACAGTTTAACGCACGCCAAATGGTACGTTCATCCTTCATAAATTTAACCTCAGCTTCCAATACTGCCTGATTTTTTTTAAGACCCCTCGTTTGAATTTGCGCATTTACCCAAAGATATATCTCACGGTAAAGAAATACTTTATCGGTAATGAATCCGGCCTTGTACATAGCAGAAAATATGCCGTCTTCAAATAGTGTGTTAGCAAGTTTGATATTCATTTTTTTTAATATTATGTTATTAGCGTTTGATATGTTGAAAATTTAACAAGCATTATTAAGTCTTTATTTCTCTGAATATTTTTATATTGCGGACGTCTAATTCTTATCACATTATGAAACAACTATTAAATAGAATCACAAAAACCATTATTACAACTCTAATTTTGATTATGCCGATTATGGCATTTTCTCAAAAACTGGTTAAAACAAGTATTGATAAATTTACAAATGACACTATCAGTTCTACTAGTCAGGAAAAAATCGCATCAACCGAAAAATTCAGCAGTACTGTAGCTAATATCTTATATGCCAATGCCGGAAGGATAAACAGCCATGTTCTTTTAAATTTGGAAATTAATGTGACAACTGCTGATAACTCATTCTTCATTGTAAGTGCAGGTGATAGCACACTGCTAAAATTAGCCGACGATACTTTTGTAAAGTTATTTAATATAAAAGATGTACCTGCAGTTGGACAATCCATTAAAAAGGGTTTTGTTGAACGTGAATATTGGACCGCTCAAATGAGCTATCTCATATCAAAAAAAGATATTGAAAGAATATTATCCTCATCTGTGAATATCATCAGAGTAGGGGTACGTGACAAAAATTTTGATTTTGATGTAAATTCCAAGGACAGCGATGTTATAAAAAAGATGCTTGTATTGGTTAGTAAGGGTAAATAATTTCAATAAATTAAAGACTATAAATTTACCCGGTTTATAGTTTGTGCCAGTATATTTTGCTGATTATTTACGTCTTTAACATCCACATAAACCGGAGGGAAGTTGTTGATCATTTGGTAGGCAATTGTATTGGCAAGATTTTTTTGATCTGTTACAGGTTGATTATAATAACGGTTAGCATCACCGCCATCGGTAAATATACCGCCAACTGCATAACCACGGCCCGGATTTGTTATGGAGAAATCTCGACCACCAAAACCAACGTTTATAGCGCTTACCAGGTTCCGTGCCCATGGAACCTGCATGGCTTCGGAAACTACTATACCCTCACCCGAACGTAAATACGCATTGGTATTATCTGTTGTGCTGTAACCTGGTAATACACCGCCACGTCCGTCAGATTTATAATGCAAACCACCCATTGCATAGGCCGGTGGTTTTTGCGTTGCTATTTTAGCTATCTGTGCTGCTGTTTCAGCAATTACTATACCTATTTCAACCGCTGCGAGTAAACCACCTTGCGCTGTAACTTTTGTTACTGCCAATGCTCCATTAATTACCGCCTGTGCTATGGACGCTTCTTGTTCTTCTTTAAACGCCTTTGCTTTTATTTTTCCCTCCTGCAGCCTGTATTTTTGTTCAATAGCTAGTTTTTGGGCCGATGTTAAGCTATTGTTGCTTAGTTCAGCGGCCTTATCTTTTTCAAGAGCTGCAATTTTTGCCTCACTTTGTTTTTTAATACTGTCAGACAGCACATTAATTGCTTCTGTTGCTATTTTATTTTCCGATTGTTTAGCAAAATCTTCAACTTTTTTTAATGCTGCTTTTTTTGCATCGACAGTTTTATTTTCTGTAGATTTTGTCAGATCATTATGTTCGGTATTAAGTTTTATATCCGGAAGATCTGTAGTTATTTGCGGTAAACCACCACTTACAGCAGTAAGTGGTTCACCTTTTTGTACCGGTTTATTTTTAGTATCCTCATCAGCATATGTTTTATCAACTATTTCTGATAAGTCTTTATAGTATTTTCCCTGCCTTTTGAGTGATTCCTTTACATCTTTTTCATGATCGTCTACATGTTGTCCGGCCTTTTTGTAACCTTCCTGGTAAGCAGAAACCATTTGATTAGCCGTGTCTTCTACACCTTTTTTAACAGTATTGAAAGCTGTACCTATCTTATCAGTAGCATCAGTTACGCCGGTAAATGCCTGGACAGCGCCATTAGTGATTTTTTTAAAATCAAGATGAATGATCCCATCCAATATGACACTGAAAGCTTTAAAGCGGTTAATGATATTTTCCTTTATCATATTCCCTAAAGCTTTAAAACTTTCTACGGGATGGGTTACAGCATCAACTATTATCTTCCCAAGACCTGCAAATGCTTGATGTACAATTTCTACGATCTTTCCCACTGCTGATATGGCCCCCTTTAGCGTTTTACTTCCTTCAGTGGTTTTTGTAAAGTAATCAACTAATGATTGTAATGCTACCAACAGTAAACCAAATCCTGTTGTTTTTATAGCTTGGCCCACTCCAGTAAAACCAGTTTGAACAATTGATAAGCCACTTTTTAATGCCTCAAAGCCTTTAGCTGCTTCTTCCAAACTCGGCCCAAAAGTTCCGGATACGCCTTTAAGCTTATCAAAGCTTGAACTTAAAGCATTTACAGTTGCTTTATGCACATCAAATACTTCACGGCTTTTAGTAAGATTAGTTACCTGATCGGTAATGGTATTTGATAATGTACTTATTTGTGTATTCAGTGTTTTAATTTTATCAGTATGATCACCTTCTGATTTTGACAGGCTATCGTGCTGTTGCAATAAGGAAACCATCAATTCCTTATTTTTTTGCAAGGTATTGTTGGATGAATCTATTGCCCTTACATTGTTTTCAATTGCTTTACTGTGGTTTTCAATTACCGTTTGAGCCGCTTTTACCTGTACCGACATGTCCTGAAAAGCTTTTGTGTTTTGCTGTCCGGCATCGGTTAATTGTTTTTGTTTTTGAAGTAAGCCATCCAGTGTCTGATTCAAATCAGTCACATTCTTCTTTAGCTGATCTGTTTCTGCCTCAACCTGTATGAGAATCTTTTTGTTAATGTCGTCTGCCATGTTTAAATTATATAATGAATTATATGCCAAATGGCATAATATTGTATTAAAATAAGCCCGAAAAACGGGCGTTATTTTTTTTAAAAATCGGATTTCTCTTTTGCTTTTTGTCTGCTTATAGCCTGACCAATAAGCTCAGCATCCTGATATGTTAATATAACAGTTAATGCTACATCAATAGAGGCCATAATAGTATTTTTGGTAGGTAACGATCGCCAATAAGTTTCAAATTCAGCTTTTCCATCTTTTATAGCATCGATTTTTAAGCCATCATCATCTTCATCATTATAGGGCTCCTGAAATTTCTTTCTTTCAAGACCCGTCCCATAATTTTCATTAATATCATTTACCAACTGTTTGTAATATTCAAGAGTCTTTGCATCCAGCCCGGGATCAAATATAAAATCAGCCTCAAATGCTTTATTATCAATAAATTTCACCACAAACGCCCCGGCAGTTCTATGTCCCAATTTTATATTTTTATAAGCAAGTAAGATAGGAGTACTTTGACTTTTATCCAGAATTCCACCTTTTGCATTTAAGGCTGAAATAACGGCCATGCGACTGCTACCAAATTTAATGCCTAAAAAACCGTCAATTGGCTTTATTGTTTGCGAAATTCCCAAAAAAGGAACTAGTAGTAGTGTGATAAGTAAGGTCTTTTTCATAATTTATTTGCTAATTTTTTTGGTAAATTTAATGAAGTAAATTTAATATGCAAGGTATCAATCAACTTTTTTTAGCTTGTTTACCTAAAAAAATGAAGACTATTTAAACAGCCGACTTTCAACGACATCTTTTAAAATTCTATTTGAAAAAAATAAATTTAAATTAAAAACTTGTACTTTTATTTTAATCAGTGCAGCAAAAAAATTATCCCAATTTCACTAATTCTACTTTTGTGGGCTGCCCTTTGCGCCAGGCATCTATTTTATTGATGTAGTAATATGCACTATCCTGTTGTATATATACAGGGATAAGCAGGTCAAGCTCCAATATATCCCTGGGGGTAAGCAAAATATATCGTACCACCTTTTTGGTTTGCGTAAGTATTTTTTCCAATTCGGGATAATACTTTTTTCGTAAATCATCAAATAATAAACTGGATGCACCATAACCTGCTTCAGGCTCTGGTGCATCCAGTTTATAGAAGTAAGGAGTACTTATTATACCGTTTATATAACGATTATTACCTGCACCATCAGTAAATGTAACAGTTTTGCCTAAGGCTCCAATATTTAGTTTTTGGTCTATCAATATTCTCGGTACCACGCCTATGGAAAAATTATTGTTGCTGCTTGTATTGTCAATCATAGTGATCTGAGCTATCGTCCCCCCATAAAAAGGACGGTTCAGCGTAACTCCAAAAGGGCTTATAAATAATTGTGCACTTGCCGATAATGTTTGATTTGCGATATTTATTTGTGACCAACCGAATTTTAAGGGTAATATATTTTTATCGGTCTGATATTGCATATAGTTTACCTGCGCATAATTACCAAGTTGAAAAGTAACCTGTTTACCCTGATTAAGGCATTTAGTGGTCCAATCTTTAGCAATCGGAGTATTATTTACAATGTCTCGAAATGAATTAAAAGATATGGTTTTGCTTGTATTGTCCGTTTGACAAACAATGCCAAAACGTTGCAAGGTGTCTTTTAAAAGATCCTTTTGGGAAATGTCAGGAAATATACGTTCAGATTGAACTGCCTGGCCAAATTGCAAAGTCCCATTTTGGCTTTTAATTACCAGCGTGGCGTTTGGATATATGTACGCATGGGATCCCGTAAAACCAGTCCATTCATAATAAATATCAACGCTTCCGCCGTCAGGTAATGTAGTTTCAAATGAAAGTATTGAATTATAAAAAGACATCGAACCCATAATTTTATTTCCATTTGTTCCGTGCACTCTTGTCCATCCCTTTGGATCGCCCGGATATTCACCATGGTTGTTAAAAGAAAAATCAATTTGGGCAGGTGTTATATCGGGTAAACCTGGCTGGTGTATTCTTATAAAGAAAGTTAATGTACTCGAAAAGCTGGTTGGTGTAATACGGCCAAATAAGAAAACATGAGGAAATGTAACTGTAATAACTACGTTGTTGATCTGTTTAGATGTAAATGTGGTATTTCCCGAAAACTGTTGGGAAGGATCACTATTTATTGTATTCCAATTTAGTACTCCAACCGGGTTTGATACATTTGGGTAATTTAAAGTTGTTTGCATTAAGTTTTCAACAACTATTCCCCAGTTATCCAGCTGATTTTGATAATCGGTACCGTGCTCAAAGCTCCCGTTTGAAAATTGGGCGATCATTAAAGGATAAAGCGGGTCGACCAATAATGAACCTGTACCTCTATATCCCGCTGATTGTAATAAAAGATCAATGGCTGTTTTAATAAAAAATCCTGGACGCATATTATGCACATCAATTGGCGCAGAAAAATCATCGGTAATTAAGCCATAGTCAATTACAGGCCATATCCAGCCGTCAGTTTTGTTTTGTGAACCAACCACGTTGTCTAAATCCCAGACATGATCGTATGGCTTCCAAACCAAATTCTGGCCGTAATTACTCCATTGACTGGTGCTATCACCCATATCATATAATTTACCATCAATAGCATCAAAAAAATCTACATTACCCGATAGGATGGTGATATTTGCTGTATCCTGATCAATCCCATTTAATTCTCCGATTCCATAGGGGATTATCTCCAAACCATCTTGTATAAGCTTTGCCTGATATTTTTGGTAAGGCAGATCAGTAGTGAAGGCTATATCATCCGGAAATCCAAGTATTTGCCGATTGCGCTGGGTTAAAGGTAATTTAAACTGGTTTGATGTATTTCCCTGCTGGTTTTTCACTTCACCCAGATCATTGATTTGAAAAGTAAGCGCAATTGGGCTATTATTACTCAGATCGACTAACTGATCATTTAAATATAGTTGGAGTTGGTCCATTGGTTGGGTTGTAAGTTATGAGTTGTAAGTTGCAGGCTTTAGGTCATTGTTAAAGGAGTATTTTTCTCATTCAACTTAAAACATACAACAATTTTTACTGCGTTTGTATGTTAATTGAAGGTAAGTTAAAGGTTATACTAAAAGGTGCCTGACCGTTTAGCGTTTCATACTCGCTGAAAGTGGCAGTGTTCAGCACAATGGTTTGCCACTTGACTGGATTTTTATTCACCAGCATTTGAACTTTTGGTGAATATTTTATGGATTGCAATCCTTTAATATCAGCAACTGAAAGGTCTTCTGCCATAATTTTTACTTTTTGACCTGCACTTTTTCCTATCACCTCTTCAATACTATCCTGCTTTTCCCAATCAAATACGTAATTTTTGATGATTACTGCATTTTGAACATCCAGAGAAACTTCCTGATTGTAAACAAAACGATAGTAATTCCAACTTCCGCTTAAGCCTATCCAACGCAAATAAACGGATTGCTCATCTACTGCATTATCAACCCTTACAGTTTGAGTTTGTGTAACTGTATAAGTTATACCTCCAATGTTATATTTAAGAGCTAAAGTAAAATAACTAACATTGGCAGTAAAAACTGTATTTACGAGCAACCGGTTTAAACCAAGCTGTGCAGGTACAGGTATATTTGTTGTAGTTTGCCTGGCAATAACTAATTTACTCCCGTCCTGATTTAGCAGCCATGAGCCGTCATCATTTACAAGGTAGCTGGTTTGAGGCCCGCCACCTAATGGATTACGGTTAATGTCTAAAGGAGTAAGCATACAGTACAATTGCTGCCCTACCAAATCATCACTATAAATAAAACCTATATCAAAAGGATATCCGTTCGAATAGGCAGGCTCAGTAAAATCTGTTACCCACCTTGCCAACTGACTGTTATCAACAACCGCGCGGAATGGAACATACGTAGCCAGGTTACCACCATACCGCTCACCTAATTGTTTTGCTGTATATAATACGTAATACGGATTTGTAATTGGTATATAGGTTAATGTTTGATTGCTGCTTATTTTTCCATCCCAATATTCAGCATAGGCAATTTGGTAACTTGCACTAAGGTTAATGTCACGGAAATTTACTTGAGTATAATTACTAACATCCTTTGCAGAAAGCAAGCTTTGCAGAAAGTTGGAAATATCTGCTTTCACTAACCCTGTATTATCTGGCCTGTTTGTAGATATGATGGTATTTTGTCGTCCGCTAATACTATCCTGATAAGTTATTTGCGTTCGCACCTGGTAATATGGACGTAACAAGTTCATATTTATAAAACCGGTTGCGTTTGAGATATAAAGTACGTTTAATATCAAAGCTCCTGTAGCAGGCACAGAAAGCACTTGAAATACACCAACATAAACACCAGCATTAATATAAACATAAACTGCACTATTGTTTGTTAATACTATGCCCAAAGCGGCAGCATTATTTATAGCCTGGTCATAAGTTGCTACTGCATTTTTTATTAAAGTAGTATCGCAATTAACAAATACAGCGGCATTTCCGCTAACCGTATCTAAATTAACAGCTGTAACTTCAAAGTCTTTACGCTGATAAGTAAAAACTATAGGGTTAAAGGCAGCGTTCCATCTGGAAATGTTACCGCCGGTTAAATTTACAGAAGGATCGCTTACAAGTAAATTATTTAATCCCGGTATAGTTATGTTTGAAGTATTTGTGCAACCATTAGCATCAGTTACATAAACTGTTTTTAAACCACCTGTTAAGCCGGAAAATGTAGCTGAAGGCTGGAAAATTACATTGTCAATGCTATACATAATAGGGCCATAGCTCGATGTCGCATTTACAGTAATTTGTCCATCAGCAGCACCAGGCGCTGATTCAGGGCTATCTATATTAATATAATTTATTTGCAGATCGCACACGTTTACCGGCGGAGATGGGTTGGGTACGGTTTCAACATTGGTTATTACAAAATTTGTAAAATAAGGATGCGAAGGATTTTGGTCACTGATGAGTCCGGTGTATATTGGCGCACTTTGTCCGGCAATGGTTGCCTGCCCATTATACAATGTGCCATTAATATTTTGGGTAAAACTTACTACAATGTTATTACCGTTTGTTGATTGTCCGGTGGTGGCATCAAAAAGCGAAATAAATACCTGGCCGTTTGTCTGAGTACCACTAACATAGGTATTTGAATAATCAATTTTTGCTATTATCATTGGGGTTGATTTGGTGAATGGTTGATTAAGTTAATTGGGTTAGGATAAAGATGCCCCGCGTTGTAGACTACTGTTTTATTGCTATTTGGATAAATAATTATTTTATCAACGCAACCAAGTCATCACATATAACTGAAGCAATATCCTCCAATACCGGGTTAAGCCTTATGTTAATATTTTTATTGCCCAAGGGCTCGGTAAGAATTCCCGGTTTTCCCACGTACCCTTTTTTATCTATTGACTTTTTAATTGCCCACGCAGCTTTATCAGGTATTCCTTTAGCCTGACACCACTGCTGTATTCGTTGATTCATTGAAGGCTCTCCCCTCAAGGCATTTTTACTTGTCGGTCCTCTTCCCACTTCTAACGCAAGCATATAATCAGGGAATTGCAACCGGACATTATTGCCATCCTCCACTATTGTAATTTGTCGGGCGGTTTGTCCCGTTGCAAACTTACCATTGGTCTGCATAGAGTTAATTACATCTGCTTTGAGCAATTCAAGCAGATGTATTAGTTGGTCGTTTTTCATGATCAAATAGTTTAGTCAATGATCGATAGTCCATTGACTGAGTTAAATCAAATAAATCCTCAGGTTGGTTAAATCAAATAAAAACTATGGATTGCCAACGAAAAGCTATGTACCAAAATCCATCATCTATTACTATCCAAAACTTTCGAAATACATGGTTGCTAAAGTGATTGTCAAATTTATTCCAGTTGTATTAACATCAAACTTGTTGTAAACAGGAAGGCATTTCGCCTGATCACCGGCCTTGACCTTGAAATATCGTCCTTCGCCTTCACGGTATTTTGAAGCTTTAACAATAAATTCATTTGCCAGGAATAAAGCCTGATTGACGTAGGTCTCATTGTCTGCAGTATATTGATCGAATTCTGTTTTGAAAAGAAATTCAAGATAAATTGAAAATGTATTGTCTACTGAACCGTTTACCTGCGGCGATACATTAATTGGTTGCAAAGGGTACATAAATACACATGGAAACGTGCTAATATCATCAGCAATAGCATTTAATTCGTTTACAGTTCCATAAACAAAATTTGGTGAATTAGTTAAAGTCTGAACGATGGCTTCAATTTGGTTACGTATAGGCATTTGATTTACGATTTTAGATTTACGAATTACGATTTAGAATATTTTTTTAATGAGAAAATAATTGGATAAATTCTCATATAAAATTTATCAGGAATTAAATATTAATGGATTGGCATGAATAAAAACTGCAAATTAATTCGCCTGCAAAAGGTCGCTGTACCGCTTTTGATACTCAGCCTCTGTCTTATTAAGCAAAAGTTTGGTTAGTACCCTTTCATAGGGCATATTTAATATTTCACTCCATTTGGTAATATCACCACCGGCCAGGGAATTGATAGTATTTATATATTTAAACTTTTCAAAAGACTTAATCCCGGCCTTTTTTTCCAAAACTGAAGGAAAAGAAACCAAAAATTTGTTTTCTGTTTCGATAAGCTGGGATAACAGGTAAAAAAATGCTTGGATATGGGCAGTGCCTCCGTTACCCTAAGTTTTTTTATTTCGGTGGTAAATTCTTCAGCTTCATATTCATTATATCTTTTATTGGTAACCCTACAAAAAAAATAATGTGCCAGCACCTGACAACAAGCCTTTAATGACGGATTAAAATTCTCTTTCCAATTATCTTCGCCGTATTGTTTTATGTGCTCATTTATCTCATCAGCTATAATATCCCTGGCTGCCATGAATGCTCCGGAAGGTTCTACAGATAAATTGCGGATAACGTTTATTGTAGTACTCCGTTTGTCCGAATAAAAATTTATTTTGGCTGGGATGGCCTCACTATTATAAAGGTATTTAATTTGATGAGATAAAGAAAGAATATAATCTTCAAATACAGTGAAATCACCGATACTACGTACATTTTGCAGCTCTTCAATGGGTATGCCTGACAGAATATTGATGGCTTCTAAGTCACTTAGGTTAGGTTTCTGCTGCATTTCCATCATCTGACCTAATGTGACTTCATTGAGGGAAGTTGGTATTTTTATCCGCAATTTACCTTTGATAGTTTTTAGCGTTTTTTCAATCATATTTTACTTAGTTTCAATGATTATTAAAGGATTAACAAATGTTTTATACAATGCATTTCTATAATAACAGCATGTCCGCGGAAGTTGCCGGTTTAATATCTTTATAAGGCAGCCTGCTTATAGGAGGTTTCATATTATTGATTTTCAATTTATTTGATGCCACATAACGTAATGGATCTATCAAATGATTATATATGTCAATGGGTTCATTTATAACTTTTCCGGATCGGTCGGTCTTCCACTTATAACGTCCTAACTCATTGCGCATATTAACACTTTGACGGGTAATGTTTATTTTATAGCGTTTAAGTATGTCTATTGAATTTTTAACGCTGTCTGCGCCTTTTTTTGCACCAATAACCTGCCAGCCAAGCCTTCGTAATTCTTCAATTGATTTTGGTTCTGCACTATCGGCTATAATCTCTATGTTTTTACTTATTCCAGCTTCCGCTAGCTTTGCAGCTATATCAGGGTTAGTTAATCCTGTTTCATATAATACCTCGTCAACCCATAACTCACCATTTTGACGGTACACTAATATAAACCCTGTTTCATCGTTAGTAAAGCCAAAATCCAACCCAGCGGCCAATAATTTTGCATCTTCGGGAATTCTTTCACAAATGTGCCAATTATTAAAAACCAGGCCAGTAATTTTTCCGGTTAGGCCCCGGGCATAAACCTTCCAAAGCTCTACATCTACATACTTTAATGCCTCTATTTTATCTCTTGTTTGTTGAGACACAAAAGGGTTATGCCTGTGATCTGATATGATGAGTTGAACACCTGGCTTTCCTATTAAATTATCATGCACCCAAAAGGCGCAATTTGGATTAAAATCGATAAAAATTTTTCCCTTAGTCCGTAGTGCCAACTCAGTAAAAATAGATAGTTCTACACCGTTAGCTTCATTTACAAACAAGTAATCGCGTTTTCCGGATTTTGCATCCTGTGCGTTGGCATAGCTTTTAAACTCTATAATTGAACCATTATGAAATTCAAATATTCTATCCGTTTTGTTAAAGCTTTTAACAAAAGTCTGTAAAGCAGCAGAAGATGAATAAATGCTTACAGCATCTCGCAGCGCTCCCGCCTTTAGATTAGGAACATCCTGTCCAACTACAGTGATTACTTGTTTTTCTGTTTCGCACGCAAAGCTAAATAACACCTGTTCAATTGCATAAGTCTTACCTGAACTTGTGCCGCCCTGGTTTATAACAATGTGGGCTGTACTATTATAATTTTGTCTAAAAAGAATAGAACCTTCAAATTTCTGCAAATTGGTCATTTAGCTTTTCTATTTTTTAATATTTACTTAGACACACCTTGCATAAATGCTAAAAACAAATGTTACATTTAACATGAAAAAGGATGTGATCATGAAAAATATATATTTATTGTTTTGTCTTTCCCTTTTAATCTGCTTAAATTCTTGTAAAAAAAGTTCCACTTCACCAACCGCAAATTTGTCAATTACTGGAAAATGGCTTAAAACCAAACAGAACTCAGAATTATTCAACGGCGGGGTTCAGATAGCTATATTTACCAAGACAAATTATACGGCAGATGATTTTGTTCAATACTTTAGCGATGGCACAGGTTACACTTCAAATAGTACTGCAACTTCACCAAGCCTAAGTGAATTTAATTATACCCTTAACGGTAAAAACATAACCCTATTTACTACCGCTGATAAAACGGGCACGCCCCAAATCATAACCAACCTTTCGGAAATAAATTTATCTATCCATGCGGAATCATTAATCATTGACCCAAACAACTTAAATTTAGTTGATAATGAGATTGATGACTATTATTATACTAAGGCAAATTAAATCATAAAAGCACTTCTTTTTCATTTTCTGCTAGTTTTGGACCAGTTTCTATAATTTCAATTTTTATGCTTTTAAAAACTGCTTTGCCTGTTACCTTGCTTTCGGCTTTCTCATTCCATCCCATACTTTTAAGAGCAAATATCGCCCCGGCCGATGATTGAAGATGCAGTTTTTTTTCGTATGCAACTTCGATACGTAAGCGTCCCTGACTAAGAATATTTGCAAATCGTCCATTCTCTTCATATGTTTCAAATGCCTGCTTACTGTGAAAACCTAAAAAAATTGCGAGCCCGGTAAGTGTCGGAGGTTCAGGTTCGCGTATCCACACTTTTTGTTTTAAGTTGGTCTGGGTTTTAGAATCAGTTACAAACTTATTTTCCAAATGAAATTCACCCTCAATATAATTAAAATAGGCATTAATACGACTCATCAATTCATTTGAAGTAGTAAAAGAATGTTTAGGCATTTTTGTATTATGATTATAATGCCATTTGGCATAGTACAGGTGTAAAGATATGAATCTTTAATATATAATGCAAATATTTTTAGCAATAATTATTCTGCATAGACTAAGAGCGCTATAATTAATGTATTTAAAATTGTTGAGGTTTAATTATTCTTACTTTTAACAATTTTTAATTATCTTAACCAATTATTGGCATAAAAAGCATTTAAAAGTCATTATATTATAGATAACAACTATAAAGTTAAATTCTGTTAAATTGTTATTTAAATTTTAAATTAAGGCAACGATAGATTTCTTATATTCGTTAATTGTTTAGTAAATTTAATTAATAATTTAATATGCAAAAAGTAAGGTTTACTAACCTATTGATTTCCTTTTCCATGATTCTTCTGGTTGTGATTTCATCATGCCAGAAAGATCCTGCTTTAAAGGATCCCAACACGGAAAAAACAAGCCTTAATGCAGATAGCTCTACTGTAAGTACTATTATTGCTACTCCAGGTAATTATCTTGCTTCTGCAGGTACACTTACGATTAAAATAGAAGATTCAATTTATACTTTTGATGCCAGCAGGGATTCTATTGCTTTTGTTAACGTACATGTTGATGATAATAATAGGTATTTTGGTATAACAGCCATTAACAAAGAGCATACAATGAGCTTTGGTATCAGTTCAGCCGGTTTCGTTAACAGTAATATTAATAGTGGCATTGCCGGAAGCCAGCTTTTGCTTAACCGCGATCAAAATAATCCTGGTTTGCAATATTCCTTAAGTAAATTTGCTGGACAGCAAGATTTTGGGAATATCAATATTGTTCAATATAACCAAGGAAATGAACTTGCCAAAGGTACATTTTTTACTTTTCTGGCAAAAGATGATAAGGCAAATTCTCCGTTCTACAAGGTTGAGGGCAGTTTTGACTTGCAGTTAAAATAGGGCATCAAGATAAATTGTGCAATTATAATTACTGCGTAATAAAACCTTTACAAGAGCTGTTTAAGGCCGGAACGGTAAAAATGTGCTTGTTTTTCCGTACCTTTACTTAAATTTAAAAACATTGATGAAAGTATTTATTGCAGGACTCCCACTAGAAGTGGATGAGGCTGAACTAACAGCTGTTTTTGGTGATTTTGGGCCTGTAAAGTCGCTCAGGATTATTAAAGACCGCGAAACAAAAGAGAGTAAGGGTTTTGGTTTTGTTGAAATGGTGAATGATAATGAGGCAAAAGAGGCGATCAGGTGTATGAACGGTGCAAGTTATTATGGACGCAGAATAACAGTTAACATAGCAGAAGACAAGGGCCCAGGTTTTAATGCCGGCGGCAAAGGCAATTTCAGACGGAACTAATATTGCCAATATAATATTCTTTTTTGTTGAAAGGCTCCCAGGTTTACCCCGGGAGCTTTTTTGTTTTACTGCAGGTTTAAATTGTATCCTTTATTTCCGAGTGGTCATAAATTCTTTGCTGAAACTCAAAGTCTGCATTATATTTTTTAGTAATCACAAGCGTTAAAGCAAGA